CTGCCAAGACCTTCCTGTAGCCGCGTTTCTTTCACTATTATCTCAAGTTCTGCCGGATCAAGATTCTGTAGCGTTCCCCACGAATCTATAACACCCTTGATTACAAGATTAGCACCAAGGAGCATTTGTGTAGTTGTAAAACCAGAATTGCTCATCATTTCAAATGCATCCTTTTGATCCTGTGACGCAGTACCCATCATTTCTACCTGTGCTGCCAATTCTTCTGACGAAATTCTTGTTGTGTCAAGACTGTGGACAAGGGTCATAAAGTCGTCTGTCGGAATGCTTGCGGAGGCATCTAGAAGTGTTTCCAACATCTTTTCTAGTTCTTCATTGCTAGACTTAGCCCCGGCGGCGACTGATCGTTGACTAGGCTCAAGTGCTGTGTATGCTTCCTTTAATCTATTGATAGCATCAATATTTTCCTGAGTTTGTTCCATATCAAGGACATCAGTAAGAGTCCCGCCGCTTGTAACAAAATCCTTCAATGTTTCTGCATCTAGACCTAGGTTAGCAGCAGTATCTTCTGTCAACTTGAGGAATGCGTTTACCGGAATACCGCGCTCGTCGCGCTTTCTAACGGAGTCATTGATAAGGTCTTGCAAGACACCGACGCCGCCCTCATCAATCTTTAAGTTATCCAAAGTCATTGTCATTTCGGGGGCAAACTCTGTGACCTCGGCAGCGTCCATCGCGGCCATAACATACTGTCGTATCTGTTCTCCATCCATTCCAGCAACAACAAGTTGAGAAACCCTATCTCTTACCCATCCGGCCATTGCTGCTGTATCACCCTCGCTGACAGCATCCTTTAGACTATCTACAAATGTGAAGTCTGCGCCTTCGCCACTTTCAAGAGCAGCCTTGAACTGATCCCTTGCTTCCCTATATCTGTTTATTTCCTCTTCCGACGCATTTGCTCCGATAGCACCTATTTCTGAGAATTTCGTTGCTTTTGCCCCGAATGTAGTAGCCGCTACTTCCCCGACTTGGAATAATCCATCGACTCTTTCGGATGATGCTGTAAGTGCATCTGTAAGCATCCCTATTGCTGGAATAAGACCACCAACGATACCTCCAATAGCAGCACCCCATGGCCCAAACATCATGCCCATGCTGGCGCCCATTCCAGCACCGCCGACAATTCCCTTTGCGTTGTCTACAGAGGTATTTCCTGTATCTGGAATCATGTAGGCCATACTTCCAAGCATGGCTAGACCCATTCCTGTGCCCATTTTACCTAGGCCAGACATACCCTTCTTTTTATCTACACTAGCGGCTGCGCCAGCAGCGCCACCACTACCCGCAATGGTCTTATCCACAATGCCTGCGGCACGCAGTTCAGCACCAGCCAATCTTCTACCAGCCCCGGCTACCTGATCCTGAGCCTCACCAGCGACATTGACACTATTGGTAGTATCTATAACTTCTTGAGTTTGCCTTCTAGTGTGTTGTGTATTTTCATCTATTGCCACAGAATTTTCTACCAAATCAGCGGCAGCAGCGGCTTTCAATCTGTTAAATGTTTGATTTTCAGGAATAAGTTTTCCTTCTTCAACACTTACTGCCTGTAAAACTGTCCCGGCAGAATCTAAAGCAACTGCATATTGCTTTACAGATTTTCCATGAGTCAATTCAATAATCTTTATCTGCCTTGTAGCATCTGCTGTTTCACGACTAAACGCATTTAATGCAGCGTTAACCTTATCTGAGGAAAAGCCCATATCAAGCAATTGCTTGGTTGCTTTGTCCAATGAGTCTGCACTTCTTACTAGTGCCTGCCTGCGCTCCTGTGCTGCCGTAACATCTGAATTAATTTGTGCGACCTCTGCATCAATAGCCTCAGCCTGTTTCATTATTGACGCTGCCAACTTATTCTTTGCTACTACATGTTCTCCCTGAACAGACACCGAAGCCCCACCGATACGCGCTTCTTTCCCCCTTCTGCCAGGATTAACAAGGATATCCAAAACCTCTCCGCTAGCAGTCATTCCACCAATTTCTGTCTGAGAACCAAGAACTGCATTACCAAGCGCCATGAGGTTACGACTATTACCGCCAGCAGTTCCACTCATGGCATTCTTCATATTTAATTCCATGAATTCTGTATATCTTTGTTCTAGTAGCGCCTGCTTTTCTTCTTCACTTAGACTCTTATTTGTAAACTCTGCCAGAATCCTTGTTTTTTCCTCTTCAAAATCTAATTGACGACTTAACTCTTTAATTATTTCATTACGAATTCTTGCAATCTCAGTATTACCTCTTAAATCCGCACCCATAAGTTTGTCAAGCCGTTCTTTAGTAAGTCGGCCACCCATATAAGTCTCTAGTTTTTCTCGGTCACCTATTACCTTGCCCTCGGTACGACTCAGATTTTGTGTTAGACTGGGTATTATTTTATCCGTGAATGTCTCCCTGCTCCAACCGCCAATCCTATTAAGCCCTCTTTCATAGGCCAGCATCCCAGCAAATCTTTCTTCCTGGGCAGCACGAAGGGCTTCTGGGGCAGCCCTTCCGGTTAGTTGCTCAAATGAATAATCAGCATCAGTATCCTTTCTCTGCCACACACTTGAAGCCGCGCGGCCAAATTGGGTTGGAACCACCCAATTCCCACCCTCAGTGTTTCTTCCTGCTGGTCCAACCCACTGAGCCATAGTATCCTTGACGATCTTATCTGCTTCCTTCTGCGACATTGCGCTACCGACTATTCCACCAGCCGCCTGATTTGCTCTTGCCTGCCTGGTAGCAGAAGCGGCTGCTTCTTCCTGAGCCCGGTCTACAGCGCTAGTAGCCATAAACAATTCTTGATACTGATCAACTAGTTTTGCAACACTACCTCCAAGAACATCCAGTGCAGTTTTTTGTGAATATACTGCATCCTCAACCTTTTCCATGGCGACATTTGTCATGATAGCATCTTCTGTCATTAATCTAAATGCTTCCACACGCTGACCAGTCTTAAGGAATGTAAATAGATTCTTTATTGTTGCAAGGAACTTTAATCCATATCCAATAGCGTTAAGCAAAACACCGCTGATCATAATAACCGGACCAGCAAGAGCAACAATGCCACCAATAAACCCTAGCACGTTCTTTATTGGTTCTGGTAAATTATTAAAAGCATTGATCATTCCCGTTACCCCATTAATTATTGGAGTAAATACATTGAGCATTGCCTCTCCGACCGGCAATAATGAAGCCTTTAATCCTTCTATAGCACGTTTGAACTGTCCAGACGCAGACTCAGTAACCGTTCCCAACTCTCGGGCGGCTGTAGACGCTAGATCACCGGCTGATTGACTCATGAGGTTAAGAACCTCAATGGTCTGTGAACCCTCTTTACCTAGATTCTGGAATAGCGCTGACCAACGAGAGAACTGGAATCTACCGAACAACTGAGAAATAGCACGCTGGCGATCAAGACTTGTCAACTTTTCAAGTTCTTTGCCCAGGGCTATAATTGTTGGTGTCAATTCTCCAGAATTGGCGTTAACAATCTGACGAATATCTATACCTAGTGTTTTAAGATATTCACTTACTGCCTTAGATGGAGCAATGATTGCAGAAAGACCTGACTTAATTGCGTTAGCAGCCTGTGATGCCTCAATTCCACCCTCGCGCATTGCTGTCATGTAGAGAGAAAGATCCTTGACGCTACCACCTAGTCCTGCTACTACAGCACCAGCACGGGGAATGGCCCCTGTCAAGTCCTCTAGACTTGTACTGGTTTGGTTCTCAACGGCGTTTAGGAAGTTAATAGATTCTGCTAACTCATCAGTAGACATCTTCCATGTTGTCTGTAATGCAACGGTGGCTGTCATAGCCTGCTGACGGTCTACCTCGCCTAATACCGCGAGGCGGGAAGCCTCGCGGGTGGCATTCATTAGTTCAATGCCCTCTTTACCAGTAGCGGCAATATCAGCCATGAGGCCAAGGGTATCCTCCATGGGCTGCCCCATTGACTTAGCAAGTTCCGTTGCTAATCCGGTAGCCTGGGCTCTTAATGAATCGGAAGCCTCTTTAGTCATTCCAGAAAGACCGGAACCATATACCTTGACTATTCTTGTTAACTGCTCATCGACTTTCTTGAATGTCGATGCTGCCACTGCGCCAAATGCTACCATCGGCAGGGTAAGACCAACCATCAACTGACGACCGGCCCATTGTGTGTTCTTACCGAGGTTGGTAACTGCTGTTCCGCCGTCCCACAGGGCCTTATTGAAAATCTGCTGACGAGCCTGGGCTACCTTGAGTGCGTCGGTATACTTGTCAATTCCTGTGGGCGTGAAGATTTGGGCTCGCATACGTCCATTTGCATCCCTACCTAGTGACTGAACAATAGAGTTCTGATAACGAACCTGACGCTCTGCAAGAGCCTGCGCCTGCCCTATTCCTCTATATGCTTCGATTGCTGTACGACGATACTCTGCAATAGATAACTTGCCGTCCTGTAGAGCCCGCCCGAATCGTGCTGTCTGATGCTCCATCGCTACCATAGACTGAGTGAATTGACCACTCATCGTCATGGTTCTTGCAAACTCAGCATTGATGGATGCTAACTGCGCGGCACCCTGAGTCCCTAGCCCAGCAAGATTTTTATTTAGTCCAGCAATTTGTGCATTTGCACTTCGTACCCCATTGATTAGGGACGACATATTAGATAACGCGACAAATTCAATCGTTACCTGTTCAGTCATGCAGTATCATATCCTAGACCATTGCCAATTCCGAATCCAAGTTCTCCTGAGAATTCCTTAAGGGCAACAACATCATTGGGGTCTGTGACTTCCTTCCCCTTAGACTTGATCATTGCTCTGCGCTTTATCTCTTCCAACTTTTCATCACCGCTCTGCTCGTCAAGGTCTGCGCCTTGAAGCGCTGCATTGAATTTCCTATCCTCGTAAGTCCTTTTTCTATAGGCTTCTAACGTGGCTAGGAGTTCTGGCATTGATAGGTTTTCCTCCAACTCATCATAATTTTTCCAATTCCCCAATAAGAACAGTTCGGCTTCATACTCCGCTAGTTCTAAATCTGACCAACCGGGGCCATCCCCGCCGGTAGATTTGGGTCATTCATCTTGATTCCTCCTGCTACTTCAAGAATCTTCCAGATAGTAGGAATGTCAAGAGCCTCTTCTAATGCTTCCCTATTGGAAGCAAGATTCGGTAGCGCCTTTGATAATGCTATCGCGCAGGCATCTACCATAACATCTAGGTTCTTTTCTTCTGAGGCGTCTACATCAGTCAACTTACCCATTTCTTCCATGAACCTGCGTAGTTGCTTGATATTGAGTGGACGAATAGTAACTACATCACCATTCTGTAGTTCTAGTTCTACCTCGTCATAAACCTTAGTTGCCAAAATATCCTCCTTATGTCACAGTAATAATACCAAAAACAGGTGCAAAAAGCAAAGAACCCCCGGAAAAACCGAGGGCCTTTGCTTAAGACTAAAATCAGGCTACGTCAATTACCTTACCATATGCTGAGTAAGATGATGATGTGTCTGGAAGTAGACGGAATGCTACCGGGAATACAGTAGCCTCGTTACGACGCAGACTGTGAACTGATGCCTCCATTGATACTGCGCGGGATACAAGATAAACTCTTTGGTCAAAGTCTGCTGTTGAAGATCCTACGAATAGTAGGTGCTTCTCAACAGGTGCTTGACCTAGTTCACCGGGAACTAGGAATAGTTCCTCGTCTGATCCTACTGTAGCAATTGTGGCGTCTGACTGACCCCACACCTGATATAGATTCTCTAGTGTAGCCTCTGCAAATGTGGTACGAACCATAACAGACATCTTCTGCTTGAAAATCTTTGCGGCGTCTAGGACCTGATCTACCTCAACCTCTCCATAGTCAGGAGTATAGGTAACCTCTACACCGTTCTGAGTAAGACCGGCGTCCTTGAATGTAACACCATTTACTGCTGTACCTACAGAAGTTAGACCGGCGATCCAACCACGGTAGTCCTTTCCAACACCAACCTCTGTCTTTAGTGCGTCCCATGTTGCGGTAACGCCAGCAGATGTTGCTGTTCCAGTACCTACTGCGACTGCTGCTGCGCCGACGATAATGTTCTGAGCGTTTGTTGCCATTTTCTTTTTTTCACCTACCTCTCGTTATTAACGAAGTGTTGCTGGCTAGGCGTTTCCTTAGGGTTATAGTATCTTTTTTATACTTATGAAGCAAATTTACCGTTGGCGGTTATGCTTTTACGAGTATATTCATAGGCAACAGTGAATGAGGCTCCAAATCTGCCATCCTCATTCTTAGCGGGATCGGGTGGGAGAGCGTCCAGTATCTCAAACATAAAGAACTTGAACACACTGTTTGGGTTATATGCATTTATGTCGCGGGCAGAGTCATCCATTCTACCAAAGACATCCTTCATGAATTCTTGTATTTCCATGAGGTCGGAGTAGTCACTACAGTATATTGTGAATACAACCTCTTCACGCTGTCTCCAATAATCCGGCCCTCTTTCTACTGGGATATAATCATAAACAATGAATGGCTGCGTGGTCAACGTGCTGTTTGTCTCAGGTATCTGCTGAATTGGAACAACGGCATTGAAATTGGTGACGACCTTGTTGTAGTCTGCCTGACTGAGAATACCAGTTGTGGCATCTGTGAGTTCGGCCCACAGCCACTTTCTAATCTCGTATATTGCAGACTTCTTGTATACCGTCGTCATCCTGTCACCACCGAGGTTGCAGACCCATATAATGAGCCAATTGATTTAGCGCGAGCATCTGATGATGTGCTGGCAGTTCTGGCTGCCCCGGCTGCTCTTTCTGCCAGCCGTGCGGACTGACCGCCATAAACACGACTAACACGATTGGCAACAGACCTACCAGTTGTTTCAAAGAATTCATTAGTGGCCGCTGTTAGGAATCCGCGCGAGTGCTTGCCTGGATTAGCCACTATCGTCTTTTTGGTAAACACCAGTTTTCCATCTGCCTCAAATGCGAGGAACTTGGCCTTGCGTGGACTAATAGTTACTGGAATATTGAATTCACCAACAAGGAATCTGTTCTTGAAGGGTGGTGATACTCTTACGACGCGCCCGGCCTTTGACGGAACCAATTGTGCCGATGTTCTTGGTGACGACTTCCTAGACATAAGCGGCGCAATAGAAAACACTATCATGTCACCGGCTATCTTTCCCTTAAGTGCAAATAGTCTTTGTGTTGGCACACCAAAACCACCGGGCTCATATAAGTGCCATGATGCACTCGGAGCAGACGCCGCCTTGATATCAATGAATGGATAGAACCTTCTACGAATGGAGCGATCTATTGAATTCATAATCTTTGTTGTGCCTACCGGAGAGTTTATAGCATAATCAAGAGTGTACGCAGCATTTCCCAACGCCTGCGCTATTTTGTGTGTATCAGCCTTCATAGTCATGATGGCGTTTCTAGACATTACTGGATTAAGGTTAGGAACAAGACCTACTACTGGCTGCTTCATGATATTGCCTCCTGTACCGCTGCGCGATTTGCAAATATCTCATACTCCCAGACAGCCCCGAATGGATCAAGCGACGGACTTACTCCTATAACCTCAAATATTGTCGGGGTGCCATCGCTCTCAGTCCATATGATTTCACCATCGCTGCCCCTTACATTAACAATTCTATCGGACTGAGATATCTTCTGAGTAGTCTTTATTCTGAGATAGTCATAGTCTTTAAATACGTTAGACCATTCCTGTGCAGTGCCGGACTGCTTTCCTCTGAGATTACCAAGCCCCCTGGCAGAACATGCCACGTACGTTTGTGATATTGACCAAGAACGATCAACCTGTCCAGTATCAGCATTTTGCGATATAGTCTCTTGTGCTATATCCATTGTCATGCTGTAAGATGCTCCGGTCAAGCAAAACATCATATCACCACAATGTTTTGTCTGGCATATGGTGCCAGTATTTGATCTACAACAAGATTTCCTGTTCCATTGTGTCTACGTGGATCGAATTTTATGGACCAGTCGGATGCCGAGACTCGCTCTGCATACTTTACTCTCCATGATGCGTCTTTACAGAAATAATCCTTTATGAGTAGTTTAGTGGCAAATGCTACTTCCTCTGGAAGTTCTGCATATCCAAATGTACCATAAATCTCATAACGTGAACCATCTCTGAATGACCTGTAAGTCGGTAGAACTCTTACCGGCTCTGACTCTGCAATATTAACACCCTCGTTCACAATACGTACAGCATAGTTACTCTCTGTAATCTCTATGTCATATCCAAACAGGTTGTTAAATCCGACCGGGGGAGAGGCATACCATACTTTCTCTCCATCCTCATCCAGACTTGTTATGCTCTGAACTCTTGTTGGTAATACTAGAATATCAGAATTTGTACCGTATGCCACTACAGACCCAGTAAATCCACCGAATGATGGGGCAATTGTCTCTATGGTATATCTGGCATATTGCTCAGAAAGTGCTAACTCTACGTCGTCAGTTCCTTCCGGCGCGAGTTCTATCACTTCATTCTTAGTCAAATAAACAAATTCTGCCATTTTATACCATCCATAATTATATTATTAGAATTCCGCACTAAAGTCAAGATACGGCCATGCAGATTCGGTATACAATGTATATGGTGTGGGTAGTGTCAAACCACCGGCCACATCTACAAACAGCCGCACATTTCTTGGATTTGCACCTACGTCAAGCGATATGGCAACAACAGAGTTCGCAGAGTCCCAATCGGTTACTCTAAAGTCCTCTAGTGTTGATGGTGTGGTAAGAGTTGGTGCCACTCTCATCATAGAACTAAATTGTATTGTAAATAGTGATCGTGTTGCTGATATAGCCTGCCCGCCGCTTGCTAACACCTGGCCCGCTGACCACCCGCCGATTCTTTGGAAATACCTCTCGCATCTAGCCAACTCCTGAGTGTACGGAATCCTTGGAAACGTTCCAGTTTGAGAACCTGGCTGTACCTGTACCTCGGTTATTGTCACAACACCAGTAGGCTCGGTGCTGGGCCAATAGAATGCAAGCAGGAGGTGGTCATCAAGATTGGTGCCAAATGTCTTTCCAACAACAGACGGAATAGTAACTGTTTGCTCAAACTTTGTTGCTGTTGATGTTAGAGATATTGTATTTCTACCAAGAGATACATTGCTAGACGGGGAGCCCCCGGTTCCGAAGAACTGAGTCAACTCAACCTCTAAATCGATTGTGCCAGAAGCACACTTTCCTACAAATGCTATAGTGACAATCTCATCTGCTAATGTATGGGCGCCCTCTAGTCTAGTAACAAGGGACGACTCTGTAGATCCGGCGGTACTCTTTGTCCACTCTAAAGCATATCGTGAACCATCAGTAATCCCAGCAATTCTTGAAACAGAACATGCAGCACCAGTTCCTAGCGCCATGCTCCATCTATCAGCAGTCATTCCCGTACTAGTAAATGGTCCTGCCCCACGCTGCCACACATTAAATCCTCCGTTTACGACCGGATTCCTTGCAGAACCAGTATCGATAAAGTTAGTAAGAACAGCGTCGCGTGCATCAGCAGCGGAAAAAATAGGAACAATAGTGGCACCAGCAGCATGAGACTTGGTGGTGCTACCAAGTGCATCAGCACCTAAAGCAGTACCGCGAGTAACAGTATATACTGTTGAAGCGCCAGTTCCAGTTTTCTGATACGCATTAACAACCTCTGAGTTCGCAGTTCCACGGTCAATTTCAGCATAGAACGGAACATCAGGCCAGGTAGTCGGATCATGGGCGGCGTCCAGCGGGGACGGCGCTACAGACAGTTGACTAGTTCCATCTGTATTGTTAAGACTTCCTACAATATACTCTACCTGCGCTGCGTTAGAGAAATTACTGAACTGTGACATTTAGATTAGGAGTAATACTCCTGTACCTCCCGTGGGTTTGCCATTCTGAAGCCCCACTCTTCTGCATCGAAAACCTTCTGTGCATCCTCGGCAGTCATTGCCACATATGGATGCTCGCGTGTAAAAGTATAGCCCTGTGTCTCATAGTGCGGGTTCTTTCGTTCCATCTTCACCAGCACAAGGTCCTCAACCGGCGCCTTTGCCTTACGCTTTGTGTCAACCTTTTCTTCTGCAAATCCTACAGGAGTATCGTCTGTTTCCTTCTCCGCACCTGAGAATTGTACATACAGATCATAGGTAATTCCTTCTTCTACGAGCGTGGCTATGATAGATGCCTTATTCTTGGCACCCTCTAGGTCAACCCCAAAAGAATCTGCGACTCCGCGCAGTTCATTTACCTTCATCTTCTCAAATGACATTAAAAACCTCTCTTTCGTCTAGACTATTATAGCAGACCGATGGTTCAAAGGCTTAGGGCGGGACTTTCGTCCCGCCCTAGCCATTAACCTTATTAAGTTATGATAAAACACTCTAAGTGCTAAGATTTATCAGGCGCTAACCTTTACATTCTTAACTACTACGTATGCGTCGTAGTTCTCTACTGCGACACCTACGCGGGTGAATAGAGTGAATTCGACTGCATCCTTCTTAGGCTTAAACTCGCTGAATACCTGTACCTCGCGCTTAATACCAACTAGACGGTTGTTCGGGAATGTTAGTTCCACGTAACCGTGGTCGCCAGCAGCACCAGTGTAGGTACCTGCGATGTCCTCCTTGAACAAAGGAACCTCAACAACCGGGATTCCGAATGCGTATGGATACTGTCCACCAGGCCCACCCTGAACTGCTGGGTTGCCACGGTAAACTCCATCTGCATAGGACTCGGGGTATGCTGATGTTGATGAGTCAATTGTTGTTAGGGTGTATAGGTAGTCCTGAATCAAGTTAGATCCTGCGTAGAATCGTAGTTGATTACGACGAGCCTTGTACATACGTGGTAGGGCCTTTAGGGCCTTGTGCCATGTAGCCTTGGTGATTGTGTCACCGCCGCCCTCTACAACACGACCATTTGCTAGTGATAGTACCTTCCATCCGTCAAATGCCTTGTAAAGTGCATCTGAGGAAAGTGTGTCATCACCGTTGATGCAAAGATCCTCAATGTCGTTTCCAGCCTGAGTAGCCATTAGGCGTGCTACGTGGTCCTCTAGGGCCGCACCCTCAATGTTGTCCTCAAGAGACTCTGTTGAAAGTTCCCAGTCTAGACGCAACTTCTTTGTTGTTAGAGAAACCTTTGTGAAGGTGGCTGCTGCGTTCACACCATCGTCAACTGCCTCTGTTGCCAGACGCACTAACTTGGTACCAACGCCAACCTTGTCAATGTCCACTGTGTCAGAACGCATACGGATTGTACGAGAACTAGACACTAGTGTTGTTGCGTCCCACATGTAGTCGATGAAGGTGTTTGCCTGCTCTGCGTTTAGCAGACCGCCACCACCAGCACCAACCTCATTGGTACGAATTACCTTTTCTAAAAGTTCGTTGCTCACTTGTCGATTTCACCTGCCTTCCGTTATTATATTCACTCTTCGACAAGAGATGAGGCGCTTAGGAAACGCCCGCCCCAAACACTCTTTGTAATGCTCTCTGATGATCCGCCAAGATCACCAGACTTCTTCATTGCCGTAGCGCTTTCTACCTCTTCGACGCGCTTGGCGACTGCTACAACTGCCTCAGTAATTTCTGCTACAGCCTTGCTTAGTTCTGCCTGTAGTGCAGAAACCTTGTCATCAGTGTTCTTTTCTACTGACGCAATAGCCTCCTGTGTAGCCGTTGCAGATGTTGCAGCCTGTGTGGACAGAGCCTCAATAATGGAAGTCTTGAAATCGTCAAGAGCCTTTAGTACAACGCTCTCGTCAGACTCGCTAGCCTCTTCCTCATTAACGGCCTTTTCGACAACCTCTTCTGCATCGGCAACAACTTCTGCGGCTTCCTCTTCATCGGCAGACTTTTCTACAACTACGTCGGCAGCATCTACTGATACTTCCTCAGCAGCCTCTACTGCCTCTTCTGCTACTGCCTTTTCAACAGTCTCTTCAACTGTCTCTTCTACAGTTACTTCGTTCTCCACAGAGTTACCTCCTTTGCTGATCGTATTATCCGTTTGGACGGCCTGCATGGGCTCTGATAACGGATCTTTCTCCTGACTCTTTTTCAAGCCGGAAACCTTTTCTAGATATCTGTCAATAATCTCTTTGACATCCTCGCTGAGTATTGACTTCTCTACTGACTCTACCCACCCGATTTTCTCCATCGCGGAGTCGCATACAATGCACTCGTTCATTTCCTTGGGTGATGTTGATGCTACTTTACACACTGAACAGTAGAAAACATTCTCAAGTCGCACATCGGTTGACATCCCAGACATTTTGACTCCATCGGCTGTCTTTTCAATAGTGAATACATTAGCCAACTGGTTTGCCGGGTTGTCAACCAGGCTAAGTTCGTATAGTTCCATATCCTTGATGACCTGTATTGTATCTTGGAGTTCACTATCGTAGACTTTCTCAGCATCGTTTACCACCCCGCCAATAGAAAATCCTGAGAGCGTGCCGTCCAGCACTTTCTCCCAGGTGTCTGATGCGCCCTTTGATACATATGCATCCACGTAGATTCCGGTGTAGAACTTCTGTGTCTCTGGGTCAAAATACTGATCCTGACGGAATGATACCAGTTTGCCAACAGCAATTGGCTGGTGCATTTCTCTGATATTACCACGGAATGTTTCAAATGCCTTGGAAGCGGCGTCTGATGTAACTATGTCTTTCTGACGGTCAACATTGTCCAGGGTAGCGAAACCAGATACTAATCTGCGTTCCTTATCTACCTTAGCAAACGGGACCTGTAACCTAACGTGGTCACCATTACTGTACCAATGAGACTTATTAATGTTCATATCAGGATAATAATAACGTCTTTCTTTTTATTGAGCAAATTTGGCATAACGATTATGCCTGAGTTCTGCCCTCACCCTTAGGATTACGCGCTTCCCCGCGATTATCTGTAGCATTTGCTGTGCGTTGCTGATCACGCTGCCTGTTTCCAGTAGCCTGCGTCCTTTGCTCTGCTGCCTGCTGAGGCTTAAGATCAACAACAGTATCGCCACCGTCCAGACTTGCCATTCCCTTACGAGCCCTGACCTCATTTGGCGTAATAACCTGCATACGCAAGTAACGCTCATCGATCTGACTCTGAGTATCCTCGTCTGTAAGAGTAAGTTCACGTAGTTTCAATACTAAAGCGTCTGTTCTCGTTGCAACTATCTTATTGATCTTCTTTTCAATGATCTGCTGAATTGGACGAGTTACTTGCTCCTTGAATGTCTTATCTGCATCGCGGGCTTCTGCAAGAGACACCCCGCTTGGAATGCCAATCTTTGAAATCGGTACACGATGAGCCATAAGAATCTCGTCACGGTTATCCTTACGATAGACACTGAATGATCCGTCCTGAACATTAGTCTCTACCGGCTCCATCTTGAATTCCACCTTATTATTAGGATCATCCGCTGGTAATGGAAGGAATATCGACCTGTGGTTCTTACCCTTTAGTCCAGACTGGAAGAATTCAAGCAAGTGGTTTCTAGATGTCTCATTCAATGTGGCACCCTTAAGGACAATAACATAGCGGGGTGCTGCTTTGAACTCAAAGTAGTCTAGATTGAAGCGCCCGGCGAATTCGTTACCGGCTAGTGGAACCTTGGCAGCCACAATATTTGGAACGCCATAGTATCCACTTGTAGGACTATAATTCTTGAAATGAATAATCTCATTTGGATTTCTATCAGTGC